TCAGGCTTAGGTTGTTGTCGTGGGCCTCCCTTCTTCCTGGGAAGTTTAGGAGGGGTATCTTTGTCCTTAGTTTTAATAGCGTCTTTTTGAAGTCCTAGACGTTTTCTTGCTTCAACTGCAACTTCTGGAAGAAGTTCGTTGTAAGTCTTATTAGGATTCTCTGCAAACCTTTCTTCAAAGACTGCAGCAACTACCTTCTTCCAAGGTTTTAGGTCTTCATTTTCTTTGTAGAACTTTTCATTAACCTCCTTTAATGTAGCAGTCAGAGCCACATTGTTCTTTACAATGTCAGGGATAGAACGGACCACTGATTCTACAGCCTGTCTTACCTCTGCTCTTGAAGCCTCAATGTTACTCTTCCTAAGCTTGTTTAATAGTTGATTAAATAGCTTGGGGTCTCTGGAAACCTCATCCAGGTCCAAGTCACCTAAGAAATCTTCATCAACAATAGGTGCATCTGTAGATGGGACCTCTGTCTTAGGTGCTTTAGTCTTAGGCCCTTTTAACTTTTCAATTTCTTCTCGCAGTTCCCTAAGCTCCTTATCACGTGGATCTTCTACAGGAGCTTCTGTTGTAGGTGCAGAGGTTCCTGGGGCGTCTGTGCCTGGAGCCTTGGTTCCTGGTGCATCAGTTCCAGGAGTCTCTGTACCTGGTGCTTCTGTACCTGGTGACTCGGTTCCAGGGGCATCAGTCCTATAGTCATCTATTCCACTTTCAGGTTCTTCAAAAGCATCTTCCATTTCTTTCAATTCATCCTCTAGTTTACCCATAGCTAGCCTCCATTTAGTTAATTAAATAATTTAATTATCTTACTTTACACTAAGTGTTCTAAACAATTCCTTCCAATAACCATAAGTGGAACCACCATCTCCATCAATGTTAATCATGGCTAGTATGTCATCAATGCCTGGATCAAAGTCAGAAGCAGCAGGTAGATGGTTCAAATAGAACTTCCCATCTGCCTTAGAGTTCCCATCCACTAAATCCACATTAGTATCATGAAAGATGAAGACCTTTATCTGCCCTTCAGTTCCACCTAAGATAGTTGCTAGGTCTACAAGACCTGCACCAGTCGTGATTAGTATTTCTATATCAGCATTGCTTAGTTCACTCCCTATTGTTAAGGAAGTAGCTCCAGCAGCTATTTCGAGATTGGTAGCTACCAGAGTTCCAGAGCCTACTACTGCATTAAGTGCTGCTCTGGTCTCTCGTTGGTAGCCAGGAAGTTCATTCACCATTCTCTGATCTGTCGGCTCGTTCGCGTTCAGAGTCATCTTTCTTCTCCTCTAGCATGTCTAGGAATACATCAAGTATTCTTTTGAAATAGTTTATAGCAGCCTTACGTTCATCAACGCTGACGTAAAGGATTAGTGAGGCAGCAGACGAGAGGTTTTCTTTGACTATCTTCTCTGGCAGCGATTCCTTTTCATGGGCTAAACCCTCAGCCCAGAAATCAAGTTCACGCTGAATATCTTGCCAGAGGATAGATGATTTAAGATCTTCTATCTGTGCCTTAGTAGCATTTATCCTTACTTCATAATCTTCCATTACTCAGTTCCTACTGGTACTATGTTTCCAGCCTCTGCTTGTCTCATTACTTGTTCATCGTCCATTCGAGTTGGCTGGATTCTATCTACATTACGTTTGAAGTCTTCAACATTCTTTGCACCAAGTTGAGTTGCTATATAGGTGAAGATTCTAGTTATATCAAAAGATTGATATAGTTCTGGCTGACTAGTTATGATCTGAAATAGTTGAATCCAAGCATCTGAGAAATTACCTCCAGGGATAGAACCATCCCTTACAATTAAATCGTAGTTGATTGATAAATCAAGTGGAGAAACAGGAACTCTTTGTTTACCAAAGGACTTTAGTAAAGCCTCTTCATGTCTACCAGTTACCTTAACAAAAGTCTGCTGGGTCATATACTGTTGAACATTGACAGCGAAGATAGTTCCTATATCCTGCATGTACTGATAGCCCATTATCATAGCTAGACGTTGAAGTCTGGATATTGCACTTGAACGAGTGCCACTGAACTCACCTTTAGTTAGACGCTCAGGACCTGATTGTCTAATAGCTCCGGCCATAGATTGATCAGCTCCTGAAATGCGATCCATCCACTGGGTAATAAACGTAGCATCACCTATGTTAGCACGAGTAATGTCTTGGACTCCTAGCTGGGCTACTACGTCCTTAACTCCGTGTCCCCAAGCAGGACGACGTAGGCGGATTAGCTTACCTGGCTCTGGGTCTTTAAGATCCATTATGTTGACTAGGTAAGGGTCAACTACTAACATGTCATTTATAGCTTTACGAACATTAGCTACGTGTGAATTAAACAGCCAGTCAAGAACTCCTTGCAGGCCTTTAAGTACTTCGAGCCTACCGATAGGAGTGATAGAATACCCATCGTACTCAGGGCTAGCAACAGCCAAAGGATACATACCATGATAATGGTTAGCCCTCTCGCATCTTGTGATAACATCATCAGCCGAGAGTCGAAAGAACCATTTTTCTGGATATTCATTGTCTCCAAGCTTCCACTCCTTTGGGATTAAAGTTATATACATATTTATGTTATCTACTGGATTAGTAGTAGCAGTCATACCTTGACGCATTGACTTGGAAGTTCCACCAAACTTATGTTCCCTCATACTTTCGTCTACGGCTAGGGAAGAACGCTTGTCTGTCTTTCCACGTAGGTACTTTACATTAAATATACTACTATCATTCTCTTCTTCAGAAAGCATGTTCATGTAATTATCACGATCTACCCAGCCCTGAAATTCACCTTCTTGAATCCTATCACTTGAAACTGAAGGGTCAGGTAGCCAAAGGTAAGGGTCTATAGTACTTAGATCATTACCTTCAAATATCAGCCCATGGACGAAGTTAGTAAACTGCTGATTGGAAGTGCCTAGATCACTCTCTGTAATTACACTAGACTTAACAGGCTTCATTCCATACCGCTTAACCCATCCAGGCATTCCTATTCCTATGCCATAGCTAAAGGCATCACGGAGATTAGTATGTACAGCTAGAGGGACTTTGGTCTTAATGCAATGGAGACGAATAACTAGTTCCATTAGCATTGCACCTATTACATCATCATCTTCCACGCCCTCATATTGGAACATAGGGTCTTGAAAATATGCTATGGTTACATAAGTTAAGAGTGACTCTAGATTGCTGTATGAATAAGGGAAGATAATAGAGACTGGTTTAGTAGAGTCTTTATTCTTTACTACCTTTTCCTTATCACTTAAAGGGATGTAAGTAGTTAGAATCTGATCTATCTCGTTCCAAGATGGGAATCTCTTACTTATCATCTTACGAGATTCAGAAGCTCTAGACCAAATCTTAGTACGAAGCTGCTCATGGAATTCTGACTTCGGGTCTAGATCAAGTCCATCTGGATAGTCGTAGTCAAAATTTAGATCTCGATAATTAGCGCTTCTTACTTCTGCTGAATCACCCTGTACAATATATGGCATTTTATACTCCGAGCATAACTACATTATCTGGAAGTGATGCATGACCACTTGTTATCCAGAGTTCACCAGCCGCTGCCCCAGCTGCCACTTGGGTAGCTCCGGACTTAATAGGGCTGTCACAAGTAATCGGACCATCTTGAATCAATTTTCCAGTGGCTCCATTAAATCTAGCAAAAGCAGTATCGGTAGAAGATCCTGGCCCTACTACATCCCCAAGTGCTCCAGCACCTGGTGCATCAGCCTGTCTAAGCACATCATTTGCATTAGCAGGTGCAGCATTTACTCTAATGGGAGTATCTACTTCTATTGCAGAATCAAAGTCAGCATCATCGTACTGGATTGCATCAGGAATGCTGCCTATTCTTGCTACTCTTAAAACCATTTCTTTCTCCAGTTAATTAAATTATTTAATTAACTACTCTTTCAATTACTTTGGTAGTCCTGTTTAATAATTCTTTAATATCATTCTTCATTTCTTTCTGCTCATCTTTTATATGTTTCAGCTCAACACACACAAATTTATTACAAGAAGTTCGTTTATCTTCACACTGCTCTTTAGAAACTTTTCCTGCCTTACCTATAACTACTCCAGCCAGTGTTGAAAATGCAGCAATTATTATCCCTATTAGTATACTATCATGCATACTCACGCAGCCCTCCAGTTATCTATTGGCTCCTCATATTCAAGCTCAGCGAACTCAGATTCTGGGTCATTGGAGTGCATACCTGGGCTGAAGTACCTTTCTCCCATTTCAAGCATCTCGATTATGTAGGCTAGTCCATCCATTAAGTCCCAGAGCTTAGAGCGAGGAAACATTAGAAGTTGAGATTCCAGTTTTTTGATAGTAGCACAAGATGAATTATGGTAGATATAGCCCATTCTGTAGTATGGAACTAGTTCCTTTATTCGTAGTTCCTTCTTCATACCTCCACGAGTTTTGAGCCAGATGAGTTCAAAGAACTTGCCACGCTTAAACATTTCATTTTTGATAGGCTGTTTGATAAATTCGTTTAGGGAAGTTTCTTCAATCCCCATTGCTTTGGCATTAAGGCGGATTCCCATATCAAAGAGTGTGTCGTAGATTTCGTCAGGATACATTTTTTCTGAGATCGCATCTCGGACGTATAGACGAGCTGAATTAATGTCAATGCCTATTCCAAGGATAGCTGTTTCAGCTGAGTGGATTTTGACTGTTTTAGCAGGGTCCATTATGATTACTGTTTCAATGTTCTTGTCTAGCTGAATGTCGGAGTCGGTTAGTTTTAGGTCAACTTCCTGCCTAAATGTCTTCTCAGGTGGAAGGCTGTAGTATTTGAAGTACTGTTGTTGGAAGGCTGAGTCTTTGGTCGAGATTGGTAAGTTACGATATTCACGGAAGAAGACGTCTGACTGACCTGCGTCTACGTGTTCCTGCCAGTCTTTTT